ATTGGGTTGCCGCAGGGGTGCTCACTCTCGTTGTGACATTTTAAGTCAATGGAAACAGCCTCCACAATTGCGTATTTTTATAGGTGTGGGGTGAGGCTCTGTTTTTGATGGGGGTTGAGTGTGGCTTATAGGGAGTGGCCGGGGGTTGAGACCGAGCTGAGGCGCGAGGATCTTGAGTCCGAAGATCTCAAAAACCTATTTGATGATTTCGGGCCTGAGCTGGTTGTGCGGCTGGTGCGTGGGTATGGCGGGCTTTGCATCCTGGTGCCAAAGCGCGGGCTGCTGAGATATGCAAGCCGGAAGATTGTAGAGGAGTTCACCGGCTCAAACTACCGAGAGCTTGCGCGAAAATATGGGGTTTCAGTGCGGCATGTCCGCAACATACTTGAACGCGATTCAAAGCGGGTTAGGCCGTCTGCTGCATAGCTTGGCCACCAAAGAGGTGTTGCAGCGTCACCGCCTCCATTTCAGCAATATCGCTATCCTGGATTACCATAAACGAACGTGGGGGGAGTCCGGGGTGCTTAACCTGCCGAACCGGATGTTTCAGCCCTGCAAAATACAGTGCCTTCTTTTTCTTCGGCTTGATGATATACGGACCAGTGCCGAAATTCTGCCACACGGCATACTCAATGTTCGTTCCAATTATAGCCCCTTCACTGCTTGCCGAATAGGTGATGGAGTTCTGCAGTACCGCAGTATCTCGCAATATCTGAGCCCCTACCCCCTGCTCTCTGCGTGCAGCGATGGTTGATGGTCGCAAGGGCTTCCACGGAAGATTACCGCCATGCCAGCTATTTTTGTCCCCTGACCACCGCCCCCCTACCCTGAAATTATCAACAACAGAGTTGCGGACAATTTTACCATACATTGCAAATACCGGGGTGAAGTGCGCGGCCTTATGGTCGATGGCTTTCAGCGCCTTGTTAACGAAATCAAAGTCGATTTTATGTTCTATCATTGCGTGGCCTGATACTGATACATTGCCCGCCAAACATCAAGGCAGGCATCGTGGTACTCGCCATCGGTAATTGATGACTTGAAGTTGCTATAGTCGATATTTTTGATAAGCTCTGCCGCCTTCGCGGCCACAACAGCCTTTGAAAGAACTGTTCGGTATCGGTAGTCGGCATTCATGGTTTTCTGTACAGTGCAACCGGGAAACACCGCTTCAAGGTGCCCTGCGGCCCGTGCTCTTACCATAAGCAGCTCGGAATTGTCGCGATGTTCAACAGCCGAAACGAATCCTTGATTTGTGAATATCCACATTAAATAAATCCACCTTTCTTTAGTTGCTTGCGGCACTCTTCGCGCGTTGCGAACACTTTGCCCTTCTCGTCATTTTCCTTAAATTTCGCCCAATTATGCAAGGTGATGGTGTCATTCTCAAGTTCGTCAACTTCTCTGATAATTGACTCCCCCACCGTCCACCGGTCACCGTCCCTCTGAATCTTGCCCAAAGCCTCATGGAAAGGGTGCCAGCTGCACCCATACTCTGAATACCACCCGACATCAGCAAAGACAACCCCCTTGCGAGTCACGAACAGCTCTGCAATGGGGCGAGTCATTCCAGGGAAAACTTCAATGACGCAAAACTTTTCAATAGTGAACTGCTCTAATTCTGCTGCGATTGTTTTTTTCATACCAATCATTCCGCGACAACGACGACCGTGTTCAATTGCCGGCCATCGGGCCACTGGTCATAGCCATGTGATTTAAAAACCTGAATGACACGCTGTTTTTCATAATCCGAAGAGCAAACAATTCTATCAAGGTCATCAAAAATAGACAAAGACCCCTTAAAAATTGTCTCGTTTGTGCTGCGCTTCGCTGCCGCCTCCCAACCATCAACGCCTGATTTGCGATTATCACGAACATGCCTACCTGTGGTCCGTCCGTATGCGTCATGGTCGTATGAAATTGCATCGAGCCTGCGCAAGCTTGAAGCGTTCCAGACAAACCCAGGTTGCGTGTATGCTCTCTCTGTTGATCTGATTCGTGTGAAAAAATAATCAGCACCACCAGTTTCAAGATCACGCTCGGGGGACATTCCACCGGGCTTTATCCCTCTCCTGAGCTTATCAACGGTTGGGGCCATCTGGCCGCCAGAGTTCAGGATAGAATCTACCACACCAACAAAATCGCTGTTTGTGTTTTCGTGGTGGACACGATATTTTTTTTCAAACTGGCGCATGCTTTTTCCGTAAACATCTGGCATGGTGGTTACTATTCGCCCATGCCCAAACGCCTGCCGGGTGCCATTATAATTATAATCAACCAGACGGTCTATTTCAATAGACAACTTTTTATTAAGAAATGCTTTTGCTGCAGCGACTCGCTCAGCCTGGTCAGGAACTGAGTCTACTGCTTTTGCAAAATTATCAAGCTCAGAATTGAGGAAGTATGCTATTTTTCTGAGGTATAACTCCTCCAAATCGAGTTCGTTTGGTGGTGTCATATCTATCCCAAGCTTTTCGAGTACCTTATAAACCTTCTCGGAAGATGCGGCAGCCTCTCCATCAACGATGGCTTCAACGCGACCATAGAGCGCAAAATGCTCTTTGTTGTTCCAGTATTTTATTCGCACACCATCGATGTTTGTCTCATAGTACTCACCAAACGTGTAAACGGTTTCATCAGTCCTATTGGTATGCCCGCGGCGTATGTTGGATGCCTTGAAAGCTCCGGTCCGCCTTTCCCAAACGATACCGCCACCATGATTCTTTGGGGTTGGTATGTCGTAAAAACTGAACATGCTTTCAGCTTGCCATGCTGCTTTAGACCCAGCGCCATTAGCGGTGGCTGCCTCAAGAGCGTCTATCCATGGCTGATACGCTGCGACATAGCCCTCAACAACACCACTGTCGTATAGGCCATCCTTAGACATTTTTAAAAGCTTTCCTTTAACGCTTTTAAATTCAGCTATCACAGCGGCTACCCGGTCGAGATCTTTTTCCTCAATTGCCGCGCCAGTTTTTGCCCGGTGAGAGATCCCCTTTATCGCAGTGAGAATTTTATCATTAAGGTTAGAAACAGGTGCAGAGCCTTGAGAACCTTTTTTGATGATACTATCAACTTTTTCAATAGCATCACCACGAAGTTTGAAGTGAGCGTTTGTGAAAACGCCGCTTTGTTTAGTACCTGTTTGCCAGAAGAGGATCTGCTGGTCCTCAATCGATCCGGTATCGCTTATTATTGAGAACCCATTGTTTCGGGACTCAACAATCTTTTCGGACTCTCCTTCGATAATGAACCCTGATCTGCGGGATGTTTTTTTGGAAGCGACACCAGATATTTCGGCTTGCTGTTTTTTCACCTTGGCAAGGTGGTTGCGAATGGTAGTTTTCCGCTGAATTAAAAGATCTGCCAGAGACTTCTTTTCTGCCGCATCTCCGAAGCCAAATTCATCCACAATCCTGATAATATCCTTGTTCGGCATGCGAGCGACTTTTCGCAGGCTTTTTTGAAGGTCTTCGCTTGAGTAGTTACCAAAAACAGCTGCCGATTGGCTATTGATGTTTGCATCGAGCATCGTTTCGAGTTCGGTTACAGAAGCGTTAAACGCAGACCCCTTGTGGGACCCTTGAGCACGGAAACTTAGTGCGCCACCGGTGTCAACACGAATCGCCCGGAGCTTTTTGCCAGAGCCAACAGTCAAAAGATTGTCATATTCAAGCCCAACGACATCCCAATTTGCAAGCCAGACATCAGCTCCAAAACCTTCTGCCACCCCAGCGATCTTTTTGCTTTTTAGTGCGGTTGAGTTTGCCTTGAGTCCTTCTATAATCTTTGATGCTACACCAATCTGATTGTCTGGGAATAGAACAACCTCAAGGTCTGGGACTTCAACACCAAGAGCCTTGTAGAGCTTGCCTGCAAGAATCTCGTTTCGCGCGCGCGCGTCATCCATCTGCTTTATATACCAAAGCTCTCCCGTGTCTATGTGCCGATATGTTCCTCCAGGATTACTCCCACGCTGTGGTCCAACCTTCTCGAATGCCTCAATGCTAAATTGATTGACAACCGAGGCATCTGCAACCGCGTTTGGTGTAACATCAAGCAGTACGGCGATATCCTTATCGTACTTTTTTAGGTCTGGCTTCCACATGCTTGCGCCCGGGTTATAGGCCCACCCATTATCTGGGACCTTTGACAAATCGGGCAATGTGCCAGAGCTTGAAACCTGCTTGCCGTTTGCATCAACCCAGTATTGCGAGCGGGGCAATACTGTGCACCGACAATTAAAACCGTTTGGCGGGTGGATGGTGCCCCATGCAGGATCATCTGCCGGAAGGATGGTCCCATCAAGTTTTGAGTGGTCGGGGCGGGTCCTGGCATCGAGCACAGCGACATACTCCCAGTATGGCAAGAGCTTCTCAAGAGCCTTTGCTTGGGTGTAGCGCCCCGCATTGTAGCTGGTCTGCATGTTGGTGCGGTAGATTGTTTCAAGCCTGTGCGGCTTGCTCAAATCAACAGAGAGAAGAGTGCCCGTTTTGGGGTTGACTGATATTTTCTCCCCCCACCACCCCCGCGCTTTGAGCTTGTCGGAAAGCTGCTCTTTAAACTTGCCGTATGAGAGCCCATCCTTTTGTGACTTTTCGAGCATGCCGCGAACGTCCTGCAGCACATCGATGTTTGTTACACCAGCTATCGAGAACGCTTTGTCATGGGCCTCTTGCCACAAATCTTGCCAGTTGTCCGTTATGGCGTAGCCCTTGGCCTTGAGGTAGTCGATAGCTTCCTCTGCGGGCAGGCTGAACGCGGTGGAGATTGAGTATTTTTTGTCCATTGGTTAGCGCGGGATAATCTCGAAGTGCACAAGGTCGTTGAAAGATTGGTCGTGTGGGTCACCGTCTCCGTCCCAATCGCCCCCCCAGCGAACGCGCATGTGCATTGCAGCAGCTATCCCAAGGACGAACCCGCCAAAGGCCCTGCAGGTGTCCTCATCGAATACAATGCCCTTCCCTGCGCGATAGGGGGCCACATCTACCGCACAGCTCGGAAGGGCGTTGTGCTTGCTATTGGGAAACATGAGTTTTGATTGACCAGACCTGCAAAGCTTGTCCTGCCGTTCTTTGCCGCGGTGCCCTTCGATTACTGTGCAATCGCGAAATTTTATCACCTCGTTGAAGAGTATCTGCAGATGATGGTCGCAGCTTTCAAGAGCTTTTTTTGAGCGCTCAGAAAAAACAGACATCGATGGTCCCCTTGGTTATGTGTAATCGTCGGCAAGGTTTGCATAATTATCGTCGGTAACTGGAAAAGTTTTGGAGTAAAACGGGTCTGCACTCCCAGGGTGGAACCCCTTGACGGTTACCGTTGTGAGCTTTTCCGCCGGCAATATTCCGCTGCCACTGGAGCCCAAGACAATGGATTCAACCGCATCGTTAAGGAGGACACCCGAAACCTTTTGGTTTTTAGTGAAGTTGAATAGCTTGAATACATCCCCCTCACCGATAGACCCACCGATACTGCGTGAGTTTATGGCTATCTGCTGTACGCCGGCAATCGGGATGTTCGGAGTCAGATACTCACCACTGATCACAATCGGCTCAGAGGCGGGAATAGTTATGGCAACCCGCTGGGTGAAGTTGTATTGGGGCTTGTAAAGCATCGCAAGGAAGCTGCCATTGTTGAGGCGTAGCTCTGCAACTCCGTTTTCGTCGGTTGCACCGGTGGCGACTGTGGAGGTATCGTTGCTATTGCGGATTACAATTGATACCTGCATGACTGGATCTCCGAGCCCGTCTATAACGGTGATCGGCACCTGATTTTCTCCACCACCGCTCAGTGAGGCTGCACGACTGCTCACCGCCACATCAAGGTTATCGAGTTTGGCGATCCGTGTAGGTGTTAGCACGGATGATTGAGGGAGCGCAAGCACGGACGTTTCAAGGGCAAGCGGCTCCACAGCGGCAGTCAGGGTGGTTACTGTTGGCAGATCCTCAATCGCATCACCGATGGCTGCGACGGTATTTTCTTTGGCGATTGCTACCAGTGCTGCGGTAAGCTCGGTGGTGGTCAGCAGGTCCGCGAGGTCGTTTGACTTGGCCAGTGGGGCAAGCGCTGCAGCCAGCTCTGCATTGGTTGGCACATTTCCGAGATCTTCGGATGCCGCCCTGGTGCTCACTGCAACATCAGCGTTTGCAATACTGTAATCATAAGGCCCGATAGATACTGGGAGGTATCTGTCGGCATCATCAAGTGTTGCACCAGCGTCAACCACTCCTACCAGCTGCTCAGTTGGAGTGGCGGAAAATTTATACACGCCACCACCGACCTCTGATAGGGCGGGCTTTGGAGTTACGTCGGCGTTGTCGCTCAGTCGCTTGTAGGTTGCAAGTGTTGGTGTCAGCCCCGTCGCGGGGGCGCCGCCGTCTGCTATGTAAACCGAATAAATTGCCATGTTAAAAACCGCCTCTCACACCAACGGGTGTAAAGAATTTTGATTTACTGCCACCGCCGCCCGCTGCTGGTATTGCTGGGGGAAGACCTGCCGTGACGTATGCCGTAGAGCCCCCGATAATAAGTGGTACGCCCAACAAATCAGCATCGGGTATGCTGCTAAGGTTCCCGCCCGCCGCGTTCACAAACTGGCTCTTTGAACTCTGATATAGGCCGTTACCCATGTCGTGCGCTTTTGCTCTTGTTGCAAGAGAGGTTTTGTTGGTCACGCTATAGAATGTGTTATTCCTAAGCGCAACTCTCGCATCGTTATTGTCAAGGCGGATACCGATTGGCCCGCCTTCAAAGCGGCATTCAGCCACGTAGTTGTTATAACTTGTCGAAAAGATGTGGTATGTGGTAGCCCCATAAAAACAACTCCGAGTGACGGATGACGGGTAGCCACCAGCGTTGATAGAGATTGCTTGGGAGCTGGTAGCCTTAAATACGCATCTATCAATAGCAACAAAGCAATTTGCAAGATATACGCCATTGGTATCAATAAATGATGAGTTGGAAAGCGTCCCGTTTCTTCCGGTGCTTGCTTGCAACGAGAAATTAGTAATTCCGCTAAACTCGCATCCGTCAATGTTAAAAACCACGCTAAGTACTAAGCCGTAAACAGAGGCCAGCTCAAAGCGGCAGTTGTACCAGCCACTATACCACCCAGCGCTTACCATTGACGTTGCGGTAGACCTCCTGAACGTAATATTAAAACAGTCCGTATAATCCGCAAAAGTGATGCTGTTAGCGCTGTTGTTAAAATCGAAAACAGAGCGAGTACCATCAACCACTCCGGCAGCGTTGCACCCGATTATATACAGGTACTTTGTCAACGTCAGCGCGGTTGTGATTGTCTGCCCGTTGCGGGTGTAAACAGTGTCGTAGTTCGCTTTGCTGTTGAGGCTGGCAATATCTGTAAATGCGTCTGCCCATGAGGTGCCGTTATTGGCTCCGGTTGCAAGGCTGTCGTGATACCATGTCGCCATCATCCACCCCCGTCAATTACTTGGTCAGCCCAAGTACCCGTAACACCTGCTGTAGGGATATTGCACCCAAGTAGCTGTGCAGCTTCTTGCCTCCCAATCAACGAGCGGAATTTTGCCCGCAGTCGTGTTAGCACAGCAGGCTTTTCTTTAGCGGCAACCTTGAGCTTAGGGAAGTATTTTTCAAATGTCCGGAAAGCCTCCTCCAGCTCCTCGATTGCTGCCGCTTGTGCTGCATCGCGGTCTTCTACGCTGCGCAACGCATGGCAACGTAAACCACCGCCAAGTATCCAAAGCGCCGTGTGCGGAGCTGCTGGGTATGTGCGCACTGTGCCGTCAACATCTGTCAACACCACGGCATTGCCGAGCAACACGTTTTTAAAGTTGCCGTCTCGGAGTGTCAACCGTGTTACATGCGTGGCCACGGCAATAGGCTGAGAAGCACCTCCTGCGAGTACCCCACCAGTTACGATGTCGTCGTTTTGCAGCTCTTCCGGATGAATGTATAACCTTTGTCCGGCGCGCTCGATGGTTATCATTTTGCTACCCAAGGGAGGCAGTAATACTCTTCCCAATCCCCGCCATCTGCCAGCGCTGCCTCAGCCTGCTTGCCGGGTGATACCGCGTAGCGCTCTGCCCCAACTACGTACCCGGTAACCTCTGAGCAGTACCAGCGCTTAGCGTTATTGTAGGCTACCCCAAGCCCCTCACCGAGCACCACATCACCATAGGCGTATGGAGCTCCGTCAAGATGAATCGCAAGAGCCATAGCCGCAGCCTGGTTAAGGTTATAAAGCCGCATGAATGCCCAGCGATCAGGGTGGGAGAACTGGATGACTTTAAAACGCACCTCATTTTTAATGCCGTCAGCTGAGAAACACACATAATCCCACGGGTTGCCTGTATAGTGCGGGATACGATCGCCATCGGCCAGTGTATACCCTGTGAAAACCAATTCAGTGTGGCTGAATGGCTTGCGGGTTATGCGCTTTATCAACCTGCTCAGAATAGAGCGATCGCCCTTGTGAAAAGCATAGTACATCACTTCTACACCACCTCACCGAGAGAGTTGATCGATTGCTGCCCGATTACCGTGGAGACGAAAATCGCCCGCGCGAGCATGTCCTGTAACGATTTTTGATTCATGTCCGGATAGACTGCGGTTAGATTATCAAGGGCCTCAGCATAATCAGTAGAGGTTTGAATGAGCTCTATGATTGGCCGCAGTATTCCGCTTGCCTGCCGCTGCAGCTCGGCGGCGGTTATGCTATCAACACCATTATCAAGTGCACCCTGGTACAGTTTCAACCGCTTGATCTCGGCATCGATGCCGGACTCTGCAAACTGAGCTGCGGCAACTTGCTGTGGTTGCGGCTGGCTCTCATCTGCGATATCAACATCGTCTTCCTTAAACCCATAGGCTTTTTGGAGGTAGGTTTTGGTGAATCTCACCCCGGCATCATGCAGCGTTTTATCTCTCTCTGCCAATGTCGTGTCAACGTCCTCCTCCTCCCAGAGGGAGAACTTTGGCGCATCGGTAGATGTCCCATAGTTAAGCTTTACCAGCCACTCTATCGCAGTGTTGATGGTGCGCTGAACAATCTTGCGATCGTTTTCAATCAGGTCTTTGCGCACTTCCATGTGGGCCTGAGCTGCCGCAAGGCTTCCACCCTTCACTTCGGTGGTGAGGTTTTGGCCAAGGATTGATATTGCAATGTCGGTGTTGCAGTAGTTGACAAGTTCGCGGAAAGCATCAATATTCGATTCGCTTACACCGTCAAGAAGTTCAAGGGAGGTGTTTTCGCTTATTGCTCCAAAGCCACCCTGCCGGAGCTCAACTATTGCACTGACAAAATTATCTACATCGTCTTTTGATGTGCCAGACGGATATTTCCCGAGAACAAGCGGCATGCCGTATTTCTCTACAAACTGCACCCAAAATGTCATGCCGCCCTTTTTAAATGTCACGGGCCAAAAGACTTTGCTTAGGAGGGCATCGCCATAGGGGTTGTCGTAGCTGGCATTGTGCCTGGGCACCAAGAACTTATAATCAGGAACGGGGGTTCCATCAGAGAATCCAGTCTTTGGTTTCATGCACAGGGCGCGGTCGGTGTTAAACTCAAACCACCGCTGCGGCTTGCCTACAATGCGGTCAATGATGAACCTGCCATCGCGCTCAGCCCAGATTACTTCAAGGGGTTGGTATCCAAAAAGGGTTGCTCTCAAAATCTCGCGGATCAGATTGTCCAAATCGAAGTTGTCAAACACGCTCTTTACAAATTTTGAAACTTCTGTTTCATCCTGCCCGACACCAATCCCCCACTCTAACGAGGTGATTCCAGACATGCGCGAGGAGACGCACGAAGAGACGCGCGTTTCTGCAAGCAGCTCCTCATACACCGCGATGTCCTTGCCAGCCTTCTTGAGGGTATAGTCCGGGTTTGGCAGCGTCTTGAGCAGCGACCAGTAGTCTATACTGTTGTCCGTTGTGGCGATTTCAGTTGACAGGAGCTTTTTTCCGGAAAGCGCCTTGAACTGATTCGCAGATACCCACAGGCCGTTTGCCATTGTTCAAAACCCCTTTATTCGATTCGCTGATTCTCTTTTTTTCGTGCTGGTAACAATCTCGATGCTCAGAGCGTTGCCTATCATCTCTTCGAGCGCCTGAGTCATGCTGTCCACCTGGTCGTCATGCTCGACATCCGCAAACTCTGTGCACTCGTCAATAAAATCTTTTTTCCATTCGGCGGTTTCTGGCAGATACACATTGCCAGCCTCTATTGTCGGTGTCACCGCATGAGCCCGCGCGATCTTATCACGGTCGGGCTTTATCGGTTTGAGCGGGATTAAGGTTTTCCGCTTTATCTCCTGAATGAGACTTTGCCCGCTGGCCGCATCCTCAATCAAAACCATGTTCGGCTTATACTTTTCGTAGCAATCAACAACTGCCCGCTTGAGGTCTGGAAACTCCATGCGCCGGCGCAAAACATCCAGCAGGTAAAACCCTGTTTTGGTCTGCATCCATGTGGTGCAAACTGAATAGTCGTTCTCCCGCCCGCTCTTAAACGCGGTATCCCAGCTCTGAACAATGCGCATCCACACTTTTGGCTGCTCACGATAGTATTGCCACCACGACTCTTTGAATATTCCAGAGTTCGGATCATCGATGAATTGCCCAAATATTTCCTGATTGCGAATCGATGCGGAAACATCTGCAACAATTTCGTCAATCTCTTCAGGTGGAATAAGCGGGTTGTCGTAGGTCGAAAAACAAAACGATACCCACTTATCATCTGGACCGGCCCCCTCTGCTGGCACACACTTTTTAAAGAGCTCATAATAGAGATGCTCGGAACCTTTGTGCTTTTTGCCCTTTGGAGTTCCTCCGATTATCACATCGGCGCTGTAGTCAAGGGCCATCGGTCGGATCGCATTTTCCCAAAGGTAGCGGTTTTTCAGGATGATCCCCGCCTCATTCAGGATTATGGTGTTGTATCCGAACCCCTCCATATTCTCAGGGCGGTCAGCGCTGCGAAAATCACACAAACTGCCATTTATCGAGAGTTCTTTTTTTTGCTGCCGCCAGTCCCAATAATTTTTGGGGAGGTTGCGCAGCGTTGGCATAAAGTAGCGCTCGATATATCGGTCAATGTTTCCGTGAACTGTATCGACCCAAAGAAGTTTTTTTTCGCCGTCAAGCATGGAGTCGATCACAAAGTTTGCCAGCCCATGCGTGAACCCTAAGCGCCTGCCCTTGGTGACAATTTTATAGCGGCCAGGAGTTTCAAAGAACACTCGGCTTTGCGCCGGGGTGTAGAATATCGGGAGCTTAATCAATGATCAAATCGTCGCGACTCTTAATTGTGCGACGCTCCACGACAAGTTTGACTGGCTCACCATCCTTGCCCGTTATCTCTGAGCGCTCGCAGTATCCGCGCCCCTTCCCCTTGCGGGAGAGATACCACTGAGAGGTGTATAGGTCGCCGCGGTCGATTGCCGACTTGACATTGCTCTCGGCCTTATCAAGCAACCGCTCGGTGCCATCCTCTACCATTTTCTCAATGTCGGGGAAGGCCTTTAGATAGCTGCGCAGCGTTTCGCGATTTGTGCCAAGCATCTCTGCAGCCAGGGTCATGATGCCATTGGCAGCAAGGAGAGCGTCGGCGACCTGCTTCTGTGTGTATCTGCGTCTGCTCATGCGCATGCCTTAATCAACCCCGTGGCAACCTTCCACAAAAAACCCGCGACAAGTACTATAGTGGCAGAAGAGAAAGCGACCGTTGCCCACCTAAAAGCCGTGAACCATGGTTGAAGCTTTTCAATTGCAGCGGCAACATTAGCGAGTTTTTCCGCGTGCGAACCGCAGGACTCTTCAAGCGATTCAATCCGGTGCACGACATCTGCCTTGATAAATTTTGCATCAATACTATTGACCGTTTCGGCAATTTCGTTTAGCTGTGTTATCCAGCCGCGACTTTTCAGGCTGCCGATCAACGCTTCAAGAATCTCTTTGTTTTGCTCTGCTATTTCGCTATGCTGCACTGAGATTGCGCGTATCGCCATCTCCAGTTCAGTGTGCGATGGGCATTGGTGATGTGTTGGATTTTCTGCCATAGTTCAATTTTGGTGTGTGCGTGGGCTCCATTATATCATCAGTCAATTTAACTGCACACGAGGGAATAAAAAAGTGCACCATGCACTTTTTTGTGTACACCTGTTTGGGTTATACTTATCTGCAAAGGGGATTAACTATGCCGCAAAAAATCAAGATCGAAGTTTTTAGGGCGGGGAACCACACCGACAGCGCGGGAAATGTGCGCGAGTGGACCGAAGGCGATTTGGACTCAATCGTGTCAAAGTACAATCCGGCCTCCCACGAAGCTCCGGTTGTCATTGGGCACCCGAAGGATAATTCTCCCGCGTTTGGGTGGGTGGAGAGCATCGAGCGCAAGGGGAAAACCCTTTTTGCCAACCTCAAAGATTTGTCCGAAGATTTTGTTGAAGCCTGGAAAGCTGGGCGCTATAAAAAACGCTCTATCAGTTTATATCCGGACCTAGCCCTCCGGCATGTTGGGTTCCTTGGCGGCATGCCGCCTGCCGTCAAGGGCCTGACAGATTATGCTTTTGCAGAGGGTGATCCGATATCGTTTGAGTTCATGGAGTGGGAAGAGGCCGACGCATTCCAGGGTATTGGGCGAGTGCTGCGCAAAATGCGCGATTGGCTCATCTCCAAAGATGGACTTGAACAAGCAGATAGCATTATCCCAGAGTATGAAATCGAATCGCTAAAAAACATCAAGCCAACGCCTCAGCCGGATCCTGTTTCGGCCATGGCATCATATAA